AAGCCCTCGAACCCTATTCCTTCAATGCCATTGGTGTTGTCTCCGATGAGCGCGAAACTAGCGCGACAAAGGTTAACAGCCTGTATGCCAACTTCACCAAGCGCATGCGCGATCAGATGGGCGTGAAGTTTCAGGCCGTCATGTTCCGCAATGCCGCGGATTATGAGGGTGTTGTCAACGTCAAGAATACTGTCACGGACGAAGGCTGGTCGGCGGCTTCCCTCGTGTATTGGGTCTTGGGTATTGTGGCGGGCACGCCTATCAATGAATCCGCCCTGAACGACCGCTATGACGGCGAATTCACGGTTGACGTGAATTACACTCAGGAACAGCTTGAAGCCTGCATCGATGCCGGCGAATTCACCCTGCATCGCGTGGGTGACGAAATCCGCGTGCTGAACGATCAGAACAGCCTGGTTTCCACCACCCTGACCAAAGGCGACGTGTTCAAAGAGAATCAGACCATCCGCGTGATTGACGCCATCGCCAATGACATCGCGGCCCTGTTCAACAGGAAGTATCTCGGTCAGATCCCCAACAATCAGGCCGGCCGCATTTCCCTGTGGGCGGATGTCGTCCAGCACCACAAGCAGCTCGAAGAAATGGGCGCAATTGAAAACTTCGATGAGGAGCTTGTCACGGTGGAACAGGGCAACAGCAAGCGGGCGGTTGTTGTGAACGACGTCGTGACGGTCGTCAACGCAATGGCGCAGCTCTACATGACCTGCGTCATTGACTAAGTGGAAAGGGGGAAATGACCTATGCTGAACAACATCACCATGCGCGGCCGGGACGCGGTTTCCGCAAAGCTGGCCGAATGCTTTGTTACCATCGGCGGGCGCCGGTACAACTTCATGCAGATGATTGACCTGGAAGCCACGTTCGAAAAGAACAAGATCGAAGTGCCCATCCTGGGCAGGACTGGCAACGGCAACAAGGGCGCTGGCTGGAAGGGCACCTTCAAGGGCACCGCCCATTACAATCAGTCCATCATCCGTCAGTTGATGGTCGATTACAAGAATACGGGCGATGACAGCTATTTCGAGATTCAGATCACCAACGACGATCCCACGTCGGCGGTTGGCCGTCAGACCGTGATCCTGCTGGATTGCAACTTCGACAGCGGAACCCTTGCCAAGTTTGACGCGGACGGCGAATATCTGGATGAGGACATCGAAGGAACCTTCGAGGATTTCTCCATGCCCGAAAGGTTCAGCCTGCTCCCGGGCATGTAATTCAACCCCGTTGAACACCCCTTGAAATACAGGGGTGTTCGCATGAATTCAAAAAATGAAAGGATGGTTTTCAACTATGTCCGATCTTTCCATATTCCTGAAAAAGAACAAAAAGGAACGCGCAAACGCTTTCTATCCGGCGTCCAAATCCTTTGTGGACAAGGACGGCAACCCCGTCATGTGGGAAATCAAGCCCCTGACCACGGCACAGGATGAAACCATCCGTGATTCCTGTATGCGTGACATTCCCGTTCCCGGCAAGCGCGGTCAGTACCGCTCCAAGATTGATGTGAACCTGTACATGGCGAAGCAGATGGTTGCCGCCATCGTGTTCCCCGATCTGAACAACGCGGAGCTTCAGGATTCCTATGGCGTGAAAACCCCTGAAGCGCTGCTCAAGGAAATGATTGACAGCCCCTCCGAATACATGGATTTCGCCAATTTCATTCGCGAACAGTCCGGCTTTGACACCGAAATCGAAGAGGAAGTCGAAGAAGCAAAAAACTGATTGATGAAGGCGACGCTGAAGCGAATTACGCTTACTACTGTTTGCACAAATTCGGGATGCGTCCCTCCGAATTCATATCCATGGATTCACAGGAAAAAGCCTTCATCATCGCTTGTATCGACCTTAAAATCAAGGCCGATGAGGAACGGGTCAAAAAGCTTAAATCCAAGTAGAAAGGGGGTTGGGAAATGGCAACCGTTAGCACAACCATTGAACTTGTCGATAAGATTTCAAGTCAGTTGAACAGCATTAAAAGCAATGTCAGCGATCTCGAAGATGCCCTCAAAGGCGTTGGCAATCAGCAGGACACCATTGACAAGTTCAGTTGGAGCACATTTTTGAAGAACGCTGAAGAAGCGGGCAAGAAGATGGAATCCATAGGAAAATCCATGTCCCTTGCGATAACAGCCCCTCTTACCCTGCTTGGGAAAAAGATGTACGGCAACGCTGTTGACTATGAAAGCGCCTATGTTGGCATGACCAAGACCGTTGAAGGTACCGAGGAACAATATGCGGCACTGAATGAAACGGTGCAACAGTTGTCCGAATCGACGCCTATGGGCTATGTTGATTTGATGGGTATAGCGCAAACCGGCGGCAACCTTGGCGTTGCCATCGATGAAATGGATAATTTTGTCAGCGCTTACGCTCGGCTGCAGTATGCAACGGATCAGCATATCAGCGGTGAAAGCGGCGCGCAGGATGTGGCGTCTTTCCTGAACATCACGGAAGGCGGCGTTGCCAACATTGATCGTTTCGGTTCCGCATTGGTTCACCTGGGCAACAATTTCAACGCGACGGAAGATCAGATTATCGGAATGGGAAACCGCATGGCTTCCGCCGGACATCTGGCAGGGCTTGAAACCGCTGAAATCCTGGGCATGGCGACCGCCTTCAGAAGCGTGGGCATTAACCCGGAAGCGGGCGGCTCTGCTGCTTCAAAGCTGATTAAACAATTCCAGCTTTCCGCTGAAGTCGGCGGACAGGCGCAAAAGCTGCTTGATTCGGTTGGCATGCAGTTTGGAAACGGCATGGAGTTCAGCAACTTCCTTGCCGGTCTGAAGAAAGATGATATGGTCGGCATTGCCGAAAGCCTGAACATGACAACCGACGCGGTTCAGTCTATGGCCGATTCGTGGGTATTGATGGATCAATTTTCCGCTGTATCGGGAAAAACCGCGCAACAGTTCATTGACGATTGGTCGAAAGACCCGGCGCAGGCGATGGGAGATTTCTTCACGGGCTTGAGTCAGCTTGGGGATAACGGCGCCGACAGCATTCTGGCAACCCTTGACAGAATGGGATTGACTGAAATTCGCGAATCCAACCTGATTGCCGCCATGGCTTCCCGTCCTGAACTGTTCATGTCTGCGATTCAGTCCGCAATTGCTGCGTATTCTTCCAACACGGCCATGACGGATGAGTTCAGCAAACAGATGGAAACCCAACAGGCACAAAACGCAATGTTGGGGAACAAGCTGGATAACACCATGGCGAATTTCGGTGATAACCTTGTCACGGCGCTGCAACCCGCGCTTGATTTGGTGAATAATCTGCTGGATGCCTTCAATTCGCTTTCCGAAGTAGATCAAACCAACGTTGTTAAAGCGTTGGGAGCGCTTGCCATCACCGGCCCGACATTGACCGCGCTCGGAAAAACCGTTGATCTTGTCAGTAAACTGGCGCAGAACATCGAAAAGATTCACAATCTTGGCGGTGCAAAAACCGCTGTAGATGCCGCAAACGCTGCTGGCGCTGGTGCCGGTGCGACCGGTGCAACCGGCGCTGCTGTGGGCGGTTCCGCCTTGCTTGGCGCCGCCGGTATAGGTGTAATCGGTGCGGGCTTCTATGCGGCAGCGCAGGAACGCCTGAACAATGAAAACATCCGTGGCAGCGTAAACGCCATCGTTGAAGCAACAAATCAGAACGCTGATTTGCAACAGGCGTTTGTGAATTACGTTACTGCAAATCAGGAATTGCAAACGGCCATTGGTCAGGGTGATCTGTCCAATACAGCGTTGTTTGAACAGGTCAATCAGGCACAGGCAACCTTTGAATCCTTTGATGGGTATCAAAAAGTGCTGGATGCTTATTCTGCATGGCGGCAGGAAAACAGCCTTGGGAACATGGATTGGACAATGCCCGCCGATTTGACTTCGTTGTTCTCACAATCCATGAACACTTCCGGCGCGGACGTTGCACAGGGACTTGCGGACGGTATAACCGGGAATACGGGCACCGCGGCAAGCGCTGCAACCACCATGGGACAAAGTACCATTGATGCCGCAAACGCCGGCCTGGGCGTCAATTCGCCCTCGGTGTTCATGATTCAAAGCGGTATGGACACCATGCAGGGCTTGGCAATGGGCATTACTTCAGGCGGCGGCGCTGCTATTGCCGCCATTAGCGCGATAGCGTCACAGGTCATTTCCATTGCGAACAGCATCATGGGCAATTCCGCCGGATACAGCATCGGCGCAAATCTGGCCGCTGGCATGGCGGCGGGTATCCGCTCAGGTGCGGGCGCTGTGGCCGCTGCGGTTCGGTCTATGGTTACAAGTGCTATTGCGGCAGGCAACGCGGCAGCACAGATTCACAGTCCTTCCCGGCTGACCGATTGGTCGGGTTCCATGCTGGTTCAGGGCTATGTTGATTCCATCGAAGACGGTCACGAAAGCATGAACCGCGCCATTTCTGGTCTGGTCCATGCTTCCGAAAGCAGTTGGAACCGGGAAGTTTGGGATAACATTGCTTCCTTCACAGATCTGGAGAATCAGAAAATGAGGGAAGGCAAGAAATCCAAGATCAAGCTGTCCGATTCCGATATGACAAAGATTCGTGATCTGGCTGAACGCGAAGTTATCAACCGGTTCACAACCGCGGAATTGCACGTCGATTTCACGGCGAACAATCAGATCAACAGCGATCTCGATCTGGATGGGGTTGTTACCTATCTCAGTGACAAGGTTGCCGAACAGCTCGAAATTGCCGCGGAAGGGGTGCATTGACAATGGCTTATGCAATGTGGATAGGTAAAATGCTGATGCCCATAACCCCTTCCAAGGTCGAAACCGTGATAGGAAACAAAAACAAAACCATAATGCTGATCAACGAAGGGGAAGTCAATATGATCAAAAGCCCCGGATTGACAAGCATTAAAACAACCGTGACGCTTCCGCACATGAAATATCCGTTTGCGACTGAATTTCAGCCGATGTCGGATTATCTCGATTACTTTGAAGAGCTGAAACAGGGAAAAGAACCGTTTCAGTTCATTCTTTCCCGCTGTACACCCAACGGAAAACTGCTGTTTGACAGTAACATCTCGGTGACGCTGGAGGATTACAGCATTACCGATGACGCGAAAAACGGCTTTGATGTGGATGTTTCCATAAGTCTGAAGCAGTGGCGGGATTACGGAACCAAAACCGTATCCATCGAACGTCCTTCCGACACCGCCCCCGTGGTGAAGGAAGAAAAGCGGGCGACGGTCAAAAACCCCACGCCCAAGAAAAAGAAATCCTCCAAATCAAGTTCAAAGTCAAAATCTTCAAAAAAGAAAACTAAGTCGTCCAACATTATCATGGATGCGATAAATGCCGTAGGAAAGGGGATTAAAACGGTTGCGGGCGTGATAAACAAGATCGTTTCTTCCACAAAGAGAAAGCCGACGGTGGTTAAGCCCGCTTCAACAAAATCCTCGGCCAACAAAGTCACGATGATGAAAAAGTAAAGGGGTGATGACGTGGACAGCGTTGAACTTCTGATTCAGGGACAATCGTCCCGTTATATCCCCG